TCAAACCCGTGATTCATCTGGATGGAAAGCAGGTGCCCAAGGCGTTGAATGAGGTCAGGCCGGGAGCCAAGGTAGAGATCGTAGCAACTGGTCGGGTGATGGCAAAGAGTGAGCGCGTGGGCGAGGGTATGTCGGTGGCTATGGAGTTGAACAAGATCGGAACCCCGCGCAAGGGCAGGAGGTAGAGCATGAAGTGTAAGGATTGCGGCGCGGAAGTCGCTAACATCGGTGCGCTGAACAAGCATCGCGCTACTTGTCCAGCCTATGCGAAGCGCACGAAGACCGGCACGCGGGAAGCCGACAACGAAGGGTTGGCGGTCAATCCGGTAATTCCGTGGGAACGCGTCGATCCTTCGCTGAAGGTGCTGAGCGTTGGCACACCAATGACGTTCAGGGTAATTGGCGTCATTCGGAAGGATGGCGTTGAGGTTAAAGAAGTACATCCGGACCGCCGGTAGGCAGTCATGTGGCGGCTTTGCGCATGAGAGGAGGTGACAACGGGTGGCAGACATGGAGGAGATGGAGGCTGTTGCGGAACCGCAGCCCGAAGAGTTGCAGCAGGTGCTAAGCACAATCAAGAAGTGGTTCGAGCAAGACCGTGAGGCGAAGATGTTCTACGTCCGCGAGATGGACGAGAACGACAAGCTCTATGAGGGCAATCATTGGGACCTGATCGGTCCTGACGGGAACCCACTTCGCAGCAGAAAGCAGCAAGCCATGCGCCCGAACGCCGTGGAGAACGTCGCCTTCTCGCTGGTGGCTGGAGCGGTTAGCGAATTCTCGGACCCGATTGAGGTTGTGGACTTCCCGGTTGAGCCTGGTGATGATGAAGTGGCCCGTCTGATGACGGACCTGAAGCAGTACATCCTCGATAAGAACGACCACGATCAACAGCGGATGGACTGGAACTGGAACTTCTTCTGGCACGGCACAGGCATCTGGGAAGTGACCTGGGACCCGACATGGAAGGGTGGGCGCGGTCCGAACAGATGGGTTGGCGAGGTTCGCCTGATTAGCCGGCACCCGCGGACAGTGTTCCCTGATGCGCGTTGCGGCAACAACATCCAGAACGGGCGGCGCATTCATGTGGTTTCCTACGTGCCAATCGAGTACGTGAAGGAAACCTTCCCCGAATGGGCTGACCACGTGCGAGAGTCTGCTGTTGATGAGGACATTGCGGGAAGCGTTGAATCTGCCGCGAAGCAGACAGGCGTGGTTGCGCTGGTGGCCACCTGGTACATCGGTAAACCGCTACTGCCTCCGAAGGATGATAACGACGAAACGCGGAACCGCCAGGGAATCGGCTTGCATCGGGTGTGGTGGGCCGATCTGGACAACCCCGTCTTCCTGGATCACGACCGCTACCTCTACTTCGCGGAGTCCGAGCAGCCAAAGTTCCCGTTCATTTTCCGGCAACGGTATCCGCGGAAAGACCCATCTGTGTGGGGGCACGGCGAGCCGTACTTCCTGAAGCATCCGCAGATCATCCACAACAAGACCGTGGAGATTCTGATTGAAGGGCATGTCCACTCTGCGCTCGGGCAGGGGTTCTACGAGCCTGCGGCAATGGACGACAAGCAGGTGCAGGCTCTGAAGACGCAGGGCACCATGCCCGGTATGTGGTTTGCCGTCAACGACATTAACAGGGTCAAGCGCATTTACGGTCAGTCGATGCCGTCCTCTCTGCTCCAGGAAGCGCAGAGGCTACCGAAGATGATGGAGCAGATCATGGGGCGGTTTGACATTTCGCAGGGCCGGACCCCCGGTTCTGTGACGGCGTTCAGGGCCTTGGACCTGATTGCACAGCGCGCTCAGGTGCGTTTAAAGGCGGTCGATCTCGCTATTCGCTCCGCTTACAAGGAGATTGGCGAATGGATGAACCGCTACATCTGGACCTACTACACGGGCAAGCGGGCGTATCGGATCGTCGGGGAAAACGAAGATGGCCTGTATCTGAAGAAGGCTGGCGTGTTCTCGGTAGAGGACTACAAGAAGGTCTATGACCTGATTACCGGAGAGGTGTATCCATACCGCACTCGGGAAGTGATTGACCCGCAGACTGGTCAGGCCAAGATCATCCCCGGTTTCCATCCGCTTGATGGTATGGAAGAGGGCAGGGACTACGAGGTCTACAATCCTGAACTTGATGTGCGTGTGCGCACGACTCAGCAGATGCCTTCCGACAGGCTCTTTTACATGGAGCTTGCGAAGGAACTCTACCTGATGAAACTGCTTGACCCGCAGACCATGTTCGATGTGCTTCGCGATGGCCGGTTCCCGTCGTGGAAGCAGGTTAAGGATCGGTTGCTGCCATATATCCAGCAGCAAGCAGGTCCGCCGCGGAATCATCCGGCGGCTGGAGCACAGGACATGGGGCAGAACAGTCCGGTTCGGCTGAACATGCGCCCGGAGTACGAGGAGATCATCCGCCAACTGAGCGACGAGGAGCTTCAGGCCCTCTCGCAGATGCCTCCTGAGCAGCAACGGGAATATCTCGAGAGGCTGATTGAGACGCCCCCTCAGTAACCCGAGGGTTTTCTTAATGCCATGACGACCCGGAAAGACGGGTGACGACCCGGAGAGACGGGGATTTTTCATGCCCAAAACGTGCTGATGGCGTTAAAAGCTGCACGGAGAATACGGGCGACGGCCCTAAAACGGAGGTATTGAGCATGACTGAGAAGAGCGGTATCACTGGCCCGATGGTTGAACAGGATGATCCGAACCTGGCCGATGAGCCTTCCAATCCGGTTGAGCCTGGAGATCTTCAGTCGTCTTTCGATGCTGTAAAGCGTGCGGTTCAGGTTGCGAAGGACGAGATCGCCCCTGATGAGGAGGCGGAGTCTGAGGAACAGGAGGACGCCGACACCGAGCAACCGATGGATGGCGAGGACGAGCAGAACGAGCAGGAGTCTACGCTGCAGGACGAGGACAAGGCGACAAATCCCGAGCCGCAGTCGGAGCCTGAAGATCCGCTTTCGGTCAAACTGTATACGCAGAAGGACTTGGATGAGCGTGTTCAGCGGGCGGTTGATGCTGTAATTCGGAAGGAACGCACTCGCGAAGACTCCGCACGTAAGCGGATCAACCAGTTGGAGATCATCTCGGGAATGCCCTTCGACCAGATCATCGCGCAGGTCCGGCAGAATCGGGTTCAGTCCCTGGTTGACCGTCTTGGCATCGACGAGACGGAGGCAAGGCAACTGGTTGAGGCAGAAGAGGAGCGCGCACGTCTGAAGGCCGAGCGTGAGCAGATTTTGCGTGAGCGCGAGTTGGAAAAGAAGCAGAACGAATACTTGGCCGCGCGCAACGCATTCCTCTCTGACCGATCTGTTCCTGCCGAGATTCGGGCCTTTGCTCAGAAGTATGCCAATGAAATCGACCTGATTTCTGATTTCGGCAGGGCGATGACCTATGAGGTTGCAAGGGACTACGTGCTTGGCCAGAAGATGGCGGAGATCCTGAAGGCACGCGAGCTGGCTGCGGAGCAGAAGGTGCTCGCCAAAGTGCAGAAGGGTGGAACGAAGCCGCCTGCTCCGAACAGCGGCAAGCCGCCTGCATCGGAGCCTGTGCTTACCGCCGCTGAGAAGGAAATGGCGTACGCGTTGTACGCAAACCTGAGTAAAGCCGAGGCCGAGCGGCGCTATGCCAAGGCTAAGGCGGAGTTGGCTAAGATGCGAGGACAACGATAAATCATCAAGGCCCCAACCCTGAAGCCCCACAAGCAGGGGCTTTTCTTGTTGGGGCTTGTGTTTTGGGAGGGTGAGTGCAGATGGCTGTTATGCGCAGCGAGAGCTGGGCTGAACTTCTGGAGCCCATTCTGTTCGACGTGTTTACGAATCATACGGCGAAGCTGCCGGATTACCGGAACAAGCTCTTCAACGTGCTTTCGTCTAAGAAGGCTGTTGAGACTGCCCTTGGCCGCGGGTCCATCGGCATGATGCAGGAGTGGACGAGCACTGATCGCAAGGTCCACTACGATGAGATCCAGAAGGGATTCAAGGTCGTGTTCGAGCACAAGAAGTACTCGAACGGTATCCAGATCGACCGCGACCTGGTTGACGACGACCAGTACGATGAGATCATCTCGATGGCTCAGGATCTCTCCTTCTCGGCCTACTACACCCAGCAGTATCATGCGGCCAGCGTGTTTAACAACGCCTTCAATGAGGCCTACACGGGTGGTGACGGTATGCCACTGTGCGCCGCTGACCATACGCTGGTGCCCGGTGGTACGGTGACCATCAAGAACGCTGGTGACTACGAACTGACCGCCGACAACCTGGAGAAGGTTCGGACAGAGATCGCCAGTTGGACCGATGACCGGGGCAACATCATCCCGTCCAACTTCGATACCCTGCTCGTTCCGCCTGCGCTTCGGAAGGCGGCTCTTGTCATTGCGGACTCTGACAAGGAGCCGGAGACCGACAAGAACAACGTCAACATCTGGAAGGGCCGGGTGCAGGTGATCGAGTGGCCGATGCTCACTGACCCGACGGTCTGGTTCTTCATCGACAGCCAGCGGGCGAAGCGCGACCTGATCTGGTGGAACCGGCGGGTTCCGAAGCTGGAGCGCGATACCCCGGCGTTCGACTTTGACACCGAGGTTGCCCGGTGGAAGACCGTTGGCCGGTGGAGCTACGGCTGGAAGACCCCGCTGTTCATCTACGGGTGCAAGGCTTCGGCGGCCTAATGAACTGGAGCAGGGGGAGAGGCCCACACGCCTCTCCCCTTTTCTCTGAATGTGCGGCAGGGAGGTGGTGATGCTTGAATATCGGTGAGATCATCCGTGAAGTTGATACCGTGTGGGCACCGAATAACGTCACACTGAAGCAGAAGTGCGCGTGGCTGACGCAGGACTTGTGGCAGGTGCTTCGTAAGGTCCGCCTGCC